TCAAAGAACGCTTCAGAGCCGTAGCGAAAAATTCCAGCCAGAATAGCCCTTTCCGCAGGTAAGTCTTGTAAAATCATTTATTTCCTCGTACAGCAATTATTGCACATGTATCTTGACATGTCGGTTACTAAAGCGGGAGATACAGTTTCTTGCACTCCACATATTCTACATGTCACATTAATTTTAGAACTAGCCCTTCTAGTGCGAGGGCTCTTTCTAGCTTTCTCGTTTGCACTGTCAGACTTTCCTGCCTCTTCTAGCTCTTGAATTTCAGAAGCTGATAATGTCATGTTTTCCATAATTTCTAAGAACTTGTTAGGCCTTCCTCCAGAAGTATCTATTCTTCCACTTCTTGCCTTATCTCCTTTGTCTTTGCCAAAAACTTTAGTTGAATGAGACTTTCTCTTTCTACTACCCTTTCCTCTTCTGTTTTTCTTCTTTGACTTATTAATTTTATGAGTAGGCTCATTGCTATCTTCCGATTGCATCTCTACAATAACGTCCATTAAATCTTCTTTGGACATGTTCTTTAAAATCTTTTTTAGTTCTTCTTTGCTCATACTCTACTTATCTTTGCTCTCTGGAGGTTAACAAATAAGTCACTTAGGTTTTTAACTGAGCTTGCTAGATATGTTAGTCTATCTGCTCTTTGCTGTGCATATGTTTTGATACTTTCAAGCTTGCAGGCATATCCGTCTTCTCTAATCGCTTGGTAGTACTGACTGTCCCATGATCCCTTATACTGTGCTTCTCTACCGGACATCATTCTTTTAAGATTAGAGGACGCCCAATTAACACGCGCTACTTCTCTATTGTAAGACCTTTGTAGATAGAAAGAAAAACCACCAAGCAATAAAGCCGCTTCAGCGCACTCATCTACCGTAAGCTTCTCCATCTGCTGTCTTGGCATATTCATATATTGCTTAACAGACTGATCGTGAAAATCTCCAGCATACAAGGCCAATCCTAAGCTTGACTCATATTCATCTAAGACTTTATCTATTTGATCTAGTCGTTCCTTTGGTTTATTCGGAATCTCCATTGATCCTCATCCTCGTTATAAGGTAATTCAATATACGTTATATTATTATACTCGCACCATTCTGCTTTTCGCCGGTCTCTTTTTCTTTGATTTGCAAAATCTTGCGCAGAAGCATGAAATAGCGTATTGAATTTATAATGCTGCTGTCCATGAACTTCGACAACAAGTTTAACTGTGTTTAGATAGAAGTCAAAAAAAAGCTTCTCAGTTCTAGTTATAGGCGCAGCTACTTCTTCAAGAATTTGAACTGTTGGAAAAATATCCTTTAGAATAGTCCTAGCTTTCAAGTGTAGCTTGGATCGAGGTCTGCTTTCGCTAGCTCTAACAACATACCCATGAAGCTTCCAGTTATGTATCTGTCCGTCAAGTCCTCTAGTCTTCATTTAGCCCAACCATAGAAAACACTTCGTCTCTAAAGGTTTGATACTGGTCGGGGTTTTCCTCTAGATACTGAGCTAGTTTAACTTTTCCTTGAATTTTCTCACCATTAGGAAGCTTTAACCAAGCACCCGCCTTAGTAATAAGGCCAAAATCAATTAGTAGGTCTGCTATCTCCATCTCTTTCCAAATTCCTTTGCCATATCTAATATGACTCTCAACCTTCTGTCCCGGAGGGCCAATAGCAGAGGTCATTATTTGCCAATGAATAGTTTGTCCAATTTGTGTATCACCCTGCATTAGCGGTACTGAGTGAGTTGCATGAAGTTTAACATCTACTTGATACTTTAGAGCGCTTCCAGACTTTTCAATCTTAGTCTTTCCCCTTCCAAACCTCTGTACGTTAGCCATTAGGTGAGTTATTCCGACAACAGTGACTCTGTTAATAGGCAAGACATTAGAGATGCGCCGACAGAACTTAGCTAGAATTTTCTGCACGCTCATCACTTGAACATCTTCTAAGTTCCCTGTAAGTTCAGACTCACTAGACAGAGCAGAGAAGGAATCAACTACAGTTATTGCTCCGGGTTTTGTATGGACTATATTATCAACAATGCTTAGATACTTCTCGGCGGATAATATGTTTCCCTCAGTAGAGCCTATGATCTGCATCAGTTCTGGATCTAAACTTAAATCTGTAATACCTTGCAAGTCTCGCTTTTTCAAACGGCCTTCTATGTTGGCGTAATATACTTCTCTCTCATAATGCTTCTGTGCATTAGCACAAAAACTCAACGCCGTTACGGTCTTGCCTACTTTTTCTGGCCCTGTCATAATAAACAGAGATCCTTCAGGCACGCCTCCACCCAGAGCCATGTCTAACTTAGGACCAACAGAAATAACTTCAAGGGGCTTTTCTGTTATAGAGCTTGCATCATGAAGGACATCGCCATATTCTTTGATAATATCTTTATTCATCGAGTTCCCTCAGTTTTGATATAATTGATTTCTTATTATTGTTAGTTTTGTGCTTGACTTCTTTTGACTCTACTACATTATAATCTACAGATTCTCTTTCCTGAATAAGAGCTTCCTTCTCTTTAATTATACTGTGAAGAAAAGGTGATCTTAGAGAATATGTCTTCCAACATCTATTATCTTTAAGAGCAGCTATGATAGCCTCTTCTGGGAAGTCCTTTAGAAGTTTATTCGCTAATGTTATTTGATAGCGAAAATACTTTCTCCATTCCGATATCTCCCAAAACTTTATGGGAAGTTCCTTGTTGTCTTTCCGAGCTTTCTTCTCGCAAACAAACTCAGTTATATACTGAGGAGCAGATACCCATCCGTCTGGAGAATATCTAGATGGGTATTTACTCTTTTCCGTCCTATTTTTACTCATGAATTTTGTGTATAGTGCCTTGAGTTTTTTTATTGTCGTTTGATGAATTTTTATGGTTCTCTCGGGCTTGGTCTACCCTGTAAGAACCTGCCTCTGTCATGACTGTAACTCCACGATTGCCAGAAGCTGTTTCATTGATTGTCATTGGACCCGGATCTTGCTCATATTCATTTACCAGATCTTCAATAGCCTCTACAGGTCTTCCGAGAGCCTTTGCTGCTTCTTCTGTTGACATTCCATTATTCAACATACCTTCGATACAAAACTTTTCAGTTTCTGTAATTTTTTTAGCTTTGGACAACTTACCCATTTTATAACTCTCTTTCTGCATTACGCAACCAAGCAATGTTTTTTGTTTTTAGAAAATTTATATACAACCCAAACGCTTTTTTAGCGACAGACTTAAGCTCCCACTCGGGCTTTCCTGTGTGGTTTCTTTGCTTATATTCAGTACCTTCGCTGTATAGTCCAATAGGATTAAAAGGCTTACCATATTTCCCTGTCCTAATGTAATACTTTTTTCTTGATCCTGTATCTAGAATCTTTGCATGAACTTGGGATGGATCAAAAGAATCATTTGATAATCTTGGAAAGCCATCATCATCAAGCCACTCATGCTTGCCATAGAATGTATACAATAGAGTCTCATTATCTGCGGATTTTGTTGAGTCGCGCTCCGACTCTTTATCCGGATGTATTTTAAATTCGCTCATTTATTCCTCTTTCTTTTCTTCTTCTTTGGTTGGTCTTTTGTCCACTGTACGCCACCTTGCGGCTTCTCCATTCTGCTCATACCTGTTGGGAGATCTCCACCACCTTGAGTTTTCTTGGTCTTGAAGTCTCTTTTCATATCCTCGCACTTCCACTTCCCATACTTCTGGCTTTGCTTGTCAGCGTAATGTCCAAGAGTCTTGGTCTCAGATAATGAATAGTTATAGCCCCCGTAGATATTATCCTCTTCAAAATCCCTGTACACACTTTCTATTTCTGCGCACTCAGGGCATTCTTCCTTTGATTTATATTCTGACATGTGGCGAAATACTGTCCATTTATGTCCACAGCCTTCGCACATATAACTATATTCTGGCATATCATCATCCTAAAATAAAAGAGCTTATATACTATTGTACCACATAAAATGAGAAAATGTGGCGAAAAAATTATTCTTCAGGGATATTATTTAGAGACTTTAAGATTCTAGCGACGACATCGCTTCTTATAATATCACAATAGTCTAACTGGCATATACTTACATCTTCTATGTCTTCTAAGCGATCCATGCATACGCTTAGGCCTCCTCTGGCTTTTCCTAGGTCAGATTGCTTCAAGTCCCCATTTATAACTGCTTTAGAATTTCTTCCTATTCTTGTTACAAACATTTTTAATTGTTCAAATGTTGCGTTCTGAGCCTCATCTAATATCACAAATGACTCATGAAAGTTTCTTCCTCTCATGTATTCCAGTGGACAAAGCTCAATAATTTCATCATCCATATATTCTTGGATTTCTTTTTTAGTTAGATACATCGCCATTTCCTCTAGAATAGGAATAAGATATGGGTTGATTTTTTCTAACATAGTTCCGGGCAAATGTCCAAGGCCTCTGCCAGACTCAACAACAGGTCTGGTTATAACTATTTTTTTTACTTGGCCAGATAGCAAATACTCACAAGCTAACCCAACAGCCACACTCGTCTTTCCAGAACCAGCAGGGCCAGAGCAGAGAGTTACAGAACATTCGTTCATGGAGGCTATATAGTTAGCCTGATTATCTGTCTTGGCCTTGAGTTGCTTTCTTTTGTAGCGAGGATGAGGCTGTGTTTTTTTTCTTGCCATTAATTGCTTTCTACAGTTATGGTTTTAACTTCTGAATCTGCACACATGGGACACATTGGCTGAGAGCCCGGCTTATGTATGCCCAGCTGATGATGAGTCATAAGAATTGCTTGCAGTATTTGTGTATCTCTAATTCTTGCATGAATAGGCATATCTCTAAGCTCTTCCGGCAGAGGAAGCTTTACATCTATTGTATACTTCTCCTCTTGGATTTGGACTAGCTTTTTATATATATATGCGCTTTGTAGCATATTAAAAAAACAAAGAGTTGCAAGAACATAGACTGCGTTTCGATAAAATTTCATTAGAATAATTCTTTAATAATCTTACCAGAATTGGCAATTTTCATAGGTCTGCCGTTATTACTAGTAAATGTCGTGCCAAGCGAAATGCCTAAAGCTTTGCACACAGATGCCATAACATCTTGAGATGTATGCGGTTCTGTCTCAACTCTAGTTCCATCGGAGTTTGTTTCCCCAACAGATATGCCTCCGTTCATTCCGCCTCCTCCAACAACA